TTTTATCTTTAAAATCATATAATTAAGCCACTTTATAGAGTGGCTTTTTTATTGTCTCGATTTTGAGTGGCGATAAAATGGCGACGGATTTTCCCCCTTAAACCTTCGTGCATAAAAAAACCCGCACATAGCGGGTTCTCTCTAAAGCCAAGGCAAGGGGCTTTGTCCACTCGATGATGGATGTGGTGGGGCTGGAATAACGATACCTGGTGTTACGATATAGCGCTCTACTGACTCCATGGTCACGAAAGTGCAGCTGCAATTTATATTGGTGCATTGGTGGTAACGTTCTTTCGTGTTTTCGCTCAAATAGCGACTGGTGCGCGCATGAGCTGCATGCTGACACTTCGGGCAATGAAACATACACACCTCGAAATTCACAAAAAGTGAATTAACTATACACAACCATTCATGTTTTGTGAATCGCTCATTACCTTATCTTGAGAAAGGAATTTCTATGACACCTTCCAAATTACGCTCGTTACTACTTTGCTCTTCCCTGCTAGTGTCTTTTGCCACAATGGCGACAGAGGGAGATCTCCAACTTTTAAAAAAAAGCATAAAGATCTGGCAACCAATGGAAGTATCTGAACAAAAAAATAAAATTACAGTAGCTATCCCATCGAGTGAAATGACTACAGAGGCATATGAGGCGCTCATATCATCCGGATTGTGCACTCCAATTTGGACGAACGATGTACCTAACAATTATCTCAACGGCATTGCTGAAATCCACGTAACAAACAAATACAAAACAACTGGTTTCACTTTTGAGTCGCCGCGTGAAACATGCGACGAAATGGGAAAACTAATGGATGCCCCGGCTAAAACCCTTTTACTGTCTCGAACTCATCTGTTTAAAGGGTGAGTCACGTTAGCTATAAATAACCCGATAAAACGGGTTATTTTCTCCGGTCGCGTTTTTAATCAAGCTCTTCAGCATCGTACTCTACATCAGAGAGCATCACCTCGAGCTCTACAGCCGTCGTGAAGCCGTTACCGCCGAGATTATGGGTCACCTTGCTGATTATCCATGACTGGTCATCTATGACGCTCTTAAAGCCTGAGACCCTGACCGGCATTTCGGGGTAAATATCTTCGCGACCGGTCGCCAGCATAATCGAGAACTCCGCAACGCCACGCTGCAATTTATCCCACTTAGCCTGAGCCGCGCGCATTGCTTGCGCCTTTGTTGCGTAAATGGTCGTCAGGACGAATACGTTATCAGCCTCACCGGCCATATACTCGCCCTCGCGAGCTTCCTGCTCTTTCTTCTTTTTCGCCGTGGTGTTACTGCTCACCTTCTTTGCTTTGGGATGCTGTAAAGCGCGCAAGTGCTGTTCTTTGGGTTTACGCTTCAGCTTGACCGCTTGCTTTTGCTTTGCCGGTTTCGGGTCTTTGGTGTGTAACCATTTCGCCGTTACGCCGGTGTAAGCGCCACGGTCAGCAATGGCAAACTGATGCCGGTCGCCGTCACTGCGCTGGATGGTGATTTGAGGGATAGCTTTTCCGCTAGCCGTGGTGCCGCTTCCCGCCCTGAGCATCAGCAGCTTACCGGCTTTCACTGACACCGCGCCGCCGTTGCGGTCAGCGAGGCGACTCAGAAAAACAGCGTCCGACTCTTGTGACTGGTCAATATGCGGAATCTGGATCCCCGCGAGAGAATCCGCAATGCTGGCCGTGAGTTTATTGCGCTCTGCTATCGCATTAACTATCGCGCCGAGCGTGGTGTCGTGCCATGACTCTTCGCGGCGTGAATTGAGCGTACCGCGAAAATCGGCACTCCGGGCACGAATGGTCACTGTATCCGGTGCGCCCCGATGCTCCACCTCATCGACGGTAAATCGCCCCTTGTTCACCAGCGAGAAACCTTTCCACCCGAGATAAAGCGACAGCACCGCGCCGCGAACCGGTAGCGCGACAAGCCCGTCAGTATCGTCGAGCTCAATATCGAGCTGGTCGGCCTCAAAACCCCGGTTATCCGTCATCGAGAGATTAATCAATCGGGCGCTGATATTGCCGGTGATATCTTTACTTTCCAGTGTCAGCATAAAGTCGGGCGTCAGTGTGGCACCCGCGCCGGTGATAATATCCAGCATCATTACGCCCCCACCAGAGACAGCAGATCACCAGCTTTCCCGACCAGACTCTCGGCCTGTTTTCCGATATCGCCATAGACCGCCGCGAGCGATTCATCGACGCGAGTCAGAGAAAGCGTGAAGCTGATTTTTCGGGGCGACCCATCCTCAAAAAATACCGTTCCGGTCTCCGAGACATTGCTGACAACAAACATCCCGTAAATCCAGCCGGAGCCAGAAATAAGCGGCCATGCGCGCCCCTGCTCGGCCATCGCATACAGCGCCAGCATCGAGAACTTGCCGCCGGTCAGCTCGGGATATAAATCACCGCTCAGGGTAATTTTGTCTTCCCCCTCGCCGAGATACTGGAAAGCGTCACGCTTCCCGATGCGGGAGTTAGACGTCCAGCTATAATCCGCGCTGCGCTGCATGCTCTGATAGGGCAGCGTCTGACGCATAAAAACAAACATACCTAATGCGAGCATCATAATCGGTCTCCTTAGTCGTGCATCATGCTGGCGCGTGATTTGGCGCGTTTCTCACGTTCCAGACGCTCGACCGCATCACGTAACTGGTTGTCGAGCTGGCCGTTTGGTGCAATTCCACCCTGAAGCGTGAAATGGTATTCGCTCCGGCTCTGGTCGACGTAAGAACGTCCCGCCGGAGCCGTTACCGGCTGATAGCTGTTGTATGAGCTGATAGCGGGGCTGTAGCCGTTCTGCGTCGCCGCATTAGCTTTCGCCGCCGTCTGGTCAAGGGAGCTGGATTCTTTATTGATAATGCCGAGCTTTTCGAGCACCCAATCAATCCCGCTTCGCAGCTTGTTAAAGGCGGTGAGCGGCATTAACAACGCATCAGCCAGCGCCTGACCGAACATGACACCGACGTCGCGGCAACTGTTCAGCGTGTCCTGCGTGGCTTTGACCGGTGCGATCAGGTCTTTAAACCACTGCCAGACACCACGAAGCTTTTCGCCGAGGCCGTCAAAAATGGGCGCCAGTGGCGCGAACATTTCCCCAACCGGCGCAAAGGCACTCATCAGCCCTTCGATAACACCGCCGAAAAAGGCGCTGATAGGCTCCCAGTATTTGCGGATAAGCAGCGCACCAGCGACAACCGCCGCCGCTACGGCCACAACCGGCCACGTGATAGCACCGAGCGCAGTCACAATAGCGCTACCGGACACGGTAAAGACGGTACCCAACAGACTGGCGGCGGCGATGATGGCGTTAATCCCGGTTATAACCGGCCATGCTACAAGCCCAATTGCGCCAATCATCCCGACAAAACCGATACCCACAGCCGTAATAACGCCTAGTGTCGTTGCGAGAGATTTGTTTTTCTGGATCCAGCCATCGAGCTTTAAAACATATCCTGTCGCTGTTTGTACCAGCTTTCGCAATGATGACTCTTGCTGGTCAAACAGGTCGGTTCCAACAGCCTCATAGGCTGACTGAAATTCTTTAAAGTCGCCGCCGAGGTTATCCTGCATGACCTTCACCAACTCAGCGGTTTTGCCATCCGATGCTTTAAGGGAAGCGGTAAGCTGGTCTAATTTCCCGCTCGAGGCGGCGGTCATGAGCACCGCAGCAGATGAGCTGGCCTCTTCACCGAAAATGGTTTTCATGTATTCGGCGCGCTGGCCGGTGCCGAGGTTGTTTTTATCAAAACTCCGCTGCATTTCTTTCAGGATGGTAAATATCGGGCGTGTATTCCCCTTACCATCAGCCGTTTTGACGCCGAGCTCTTTAATAGCGTCATACGCTTTGCCCGTTGGAGCCTGTAGTCGACTTAATACGGCACGGCTCCCCGTACCCGCCATTGAGCCCGTAATTTTGGCGTCATGCAGTGCGCCAACCATTGCGGCTGTTTCTTCGATGCTGACCCCGGCATTTTTCGCTACCGGCGCGGCATAGGTCAGCGCATCACTCAGGCCGTCAAAGTCAGCGGCGGTTTTGTTCATCGTCATCGACAGAACATCGCCAATATGGGCGACCTTATCGTTTGAAAGCTGGAATGCAGAGCGCATCCCCATCAATAGCCCGGCGTTCTCTTCCATCGTCCGACGGTTTGCTAGCGCCATATCGAGTGTTACGGGGGTGGCCGCCTGAATAGCAGCAGCATCACCGCCAGCCTTTGCAATAATTATCTGAGCACCGGCAGCATCATCAGCCGACGCGGCCGTGTTGTCGCCTAGCTGGCGCGCCTGTTTGCGGAGCGCCACCATATCATCTGAGTCTTTGCCGCTGCCGAGAACAGCCTGTAACTCAGAGTTTTTCTGAGCGAAATCATAACCGGGCTTCATCAGTGCAACACCGGCAAGCGCTCCAGTCGTTGCCATACCAACCCCGGCGGCGCCCGTCGATGCCGCACTTCCAGCCAGCGCCTTTCCTGACTGATAACGCTTTTGCACCGCGCTTAACTTCGCCTGTTGCGCGTTGACCCGTGCCAGAGCCTCACGCTGGCGGTTGAGCTGTGCGGTTGTTTCGCTGATATTGTTTTTCAGTCGGCTTTCATCATTCGACAGGTTGCGCGTATTAATACCCGCTTTCCCGAGCTCGGTTTGCTGGCGCTTTACCGACTGCGTGAGGCTGTTGTATTTGGTCTGCAACCCATCAGCCGCGCGTTTTGCCGACTCCAGCACTCTGCCCTGTGCCGCTGTTGGCCGTTCCGTATTTTTAAACTGTACCGCCAGCGCCTCAGCTTCCTGCTTAGCCTTTTCCAGCGCCTGACTGGTTACCGCCAGTTGTGCGCTGGCCTTACGAAAATCATCGATTTTCGATGCCTGACCATTCAAATCACGCAGGGATTGCTGAGTCGTGCGGATATCACCAGACAGCGATTTACTCGCCGTCTGGATCGCTTTAAAAGGTCGGGTCGCCTGGTCGACAGCTTTCAGGAGCACTTCGAGTTTAAGGTTATTACTCATTCGTGTTTCCGCTTCGCTGTAGCGCTTTTTCGCGCCAGTTGACGAGCTCGGTCAGGCTCATGGGATAAAGGTCTGATGGCGACCAGTGGAAAATTACCGCTATGTCAGCCATCAGGTCATCGACCGAGAGTTTTTTCGGGAAGGTTACGCCGCCGAATTCGGTGACAAAAAACCGACCACCTTACCGGCAAACGACAACAGGTCGGGCAGCTCCAGCGCGGCGGCTTCCTGTTCGGTCAGTGAGGGCATGGTCATGCGTGGCAGCACTTTAATCAGCGCATCGACGTCGGAGTTTGCGACAGATGCCAGGCTGACACCGCGAAGGGTTCCGGCGGTCGGTTTTAACAGGGTGACGTCGGTAATCACCTGCTCGCCGCGCGTAATAGGTTTAATCAGGGTGACGATGTTTTCGCTAATTTTTTCCATGATATTTCTCTTTAAATTCAGATGTCAGGATACCCGGCCAGCCATGCTGACCGGGGCAGAAAATTACAGACCAATATTGAGCCGGTGCGCCTCGAGCATGTCGACGCCGTTCACTTTTTCAATGAGGTTTACGGTGTCGATTTCCACCAGTTCCGAGCCGTTCATCGTCAGCTTGAAATAAGTACACGCGAGGGAGATTTTCGACTCGGTGTCTTCGCCCTGTTTGGCTTCGCCGAAATCGAACTCTTTCTGACGGCCACGGAGCACGACCTCTACCGATACGGTCTCGCCGGTGTCATCACGCTGGTAAGACCCGGCAAAACGCAGCGGGACAGAAGCCGCGCCGGTGGCTGCGTACAGCGAAAAAATCGCATCATCCGGGAAGCCGCCGAGGGAAAACTCAGTCGACAGCGCGTCGTCATCGAGGCCGAAATCAATTGTTGCCGAGCCATTCATCCCGCCGCCGCGATAATTCTCGAGCTTGCGGGTTAATTTCGGCAGCGTGACGGACTGCACGACGCCGAGATAACTCACCCCGTCGATAAACAGGTTCATGAGTTTGAGCTTGCGCGGTAATGCCATGGGTCAGGCTCCTTATTTGCTGTTGACTGACGAGACCAGATTCGCCAGATATTTATCCGTAATACGCTGGCGTAAGGTCAGGTTTTCGAGCGGTGGAATGGGGGTGTAGTCGTAATCGATAAACAACTTTCCGGCCTTGAGGGTTTCTTTCGTGTTGGCCTCTTCATCAAACCAGCACGACGCATCGATGATGTAGCCGCCGCTTTTCAGCTCGCGGAATTTCGCATTGATGCCGTCGATAATGTCGCGAATAAGCGTCGCCGTGACGGGCTTATCGACCGCCCACATATGCCCCTCGGCCATTGTGTCGGCGATGATTTGCGCGGTGCGAGTGTAGTTCTCAAACTGAAACAGCGGGTCATCGGAGCAATTGCGGTTGCCCCAGAATCGGAAACCATCGGCACGGATTAGCGTGGTGATACCAGCCTCATTCAGCAGGTCGGCATCGGTGCCGGATTCCTGCAAATCCCAGAAGACAGAAGCGCTGATACCGGTGACACCGTTGACGCCGACGTTTGACAGGGTTTTATGCCACCCGGTGTCATTGTCGATTTTGGCGCGCAGCCCCAGCGCGATGGCGGTCGCGTAGCTGGTTGTCGTCGCGCTGGCCGTGGTATCCCACCCGAGGAAATCAGGCCAGATAATAGTGAGTTCTCGGGCGCTGAAGTTTTCACGGTAGGCGATAACCTCAGAAATGGTTTTGCAGCCCCACGCGCTGACGTAGGCATATGCGCGGAGTTTCTGAGCCACCGACGCAAGCGCGGTCGCGACTTCCTGAGTATCGAGACCCGGCACACCGAGAATGCGGGGCTTCACGCCGGTGACTGTTTTCGCCGTTAACAGCGCTTTCAGCCCGGTGTATTTGCCGTTTTCATCCGTGGTGCCGATGATGTTAGAAATGGTTTGCGCCTGTGCCTCTTCATCGTCGCCGGTACCCTCCGCGACGCGCACGACCACGACGACCGGTTTTGACTGGTCGGCAATGGCCTGTAAGCATTTTGCCAGGGTACCTTTGGTACCGGCTTTCGCAATGGCGCTTTGTGGGCTGGTAATCAGTACCGGCTCATTGAGCGGGAACATATCGGCGTCAGCATCGCTGGCCGTGCAGACCATGCCGACAACCGCCGTTGATACGGTCGAGATTGTGCGTGTGCCGTCGTTAATTTCGACGACTTTGACACCGTGATGATAATCACTCATCCGTTTAACTCCGTTAGTTGGGGTGAGTGATATTGTCTGGTGTACGCCTGTATGCGGCTATTTGTCAGGGTTCGGCGGTGTCTGACACAACGGGATGTGTCGCCGGGAATTTTTTATATAGCGTCGATATGCCCACATCAAAAATCATCGCGACACGCTGGCGGGGCTCTCCGGCCGCAATCAGTCGCCCGGCCTGAGCCCATTCGTCAGTCGTCAGCTTCGGCCTACGCCCTCCGACTCTTCCCTGTGCGCGAGCAGCATCGAGCCCGGCGCGGGTTCGCTCGACAATTAACTCGCGCTCCATTTCCGCAAGCGCGCCCATGATGTGAAAGAAAAAACGCCCCATCGGCGTTGAGGTATCAATACTGTCGGTCAGGCTTCGGAAATTTACGCCGCGCTGTCGCAGTTCCTCGGTCATCGAGACAAGATGCCGCATGCTACGACCGAGCCGGTCGAGCTTCCAGACAACCAGCGTATCACCGGCCTGAAGTTTTTTTAAAGCGCGATTGAGTCCCGGTCTGTTGGTCGATTTACCGCTGATTTTATCCTCGAAAATTAGCTCACATCCCGACCGTTCCAGCGCGTCACGCTGTAGTGCGGTGTTTTGCTCATTTGTTGATACGCGCACATAGCCAACCTGCATCTGTTTTCCCTCATGCAAAAGCCGGAATGATGCCATCTAGGGCGAAAACCTGCATTTTCTTAAACGTTGGTTT